TAGGATAAGAAGTTCTTTCTTTCTTTGGGACAATTGTCATCAAACGGTTTTTGTATATCTTTGAACATAATTCGAAGTCGCTCTTCTAATTCCTGAGGCATTTTAGGAGGCCTGATACCAGAAAGAATATTTGTTATATAGGGTACATGTTCATAGTACTTATTTAGTTTTAGTTTTTTCAATAAGCTTCGGACCCGTGCGTGTGTAATTTCATCGACACTTTTTATTCTTATTTTTTTCAACTCCGCCCGCAGTTGTTCTATGACATCCGGTGGTATAGTTGTCATCTCCTGTGCCTGAAATTGAGACAACCACTCATTGAAATGGTTGTCTCGTTTATATGAATAATTAACTATTTTTTCAGAAGTTTCCTGTTCTTCCCTATACGTGAGTTCTTCACTTATAATAGTTTTTATAACAAGTCCACATTCTTCACATACAAGTTCACCCATATCACTTATATGGTAAAGGGTACTTTCAGGGCAATTTGGACATTCTTCTTTACATCTTTGAATTGGTGTATCTATGGTTAAATTTTCTACATTTACGAGATAATCTGTAAATATATCTTTTTTCTTTAATCCAGATGTTTCTTTACAGTTAAATACGTTATCGGTTGTGACTTCTCTGTCTTCATCTTCCTGATTAGTGTCTTCTATATATCTATTCATATAGGGCATACAATTAATAATATATTCGGACATCTCCCTTTCGTATATATCTTTATTTTTCGGGTCGTTTTCTATCGAATTATTCCATTTTTCTATTTTGTTGTAATATCGTGATAAAAAATTCCCCTCCATATATTATATTATAATGTTATTCAATCTTTTAACTAATGTTATTGTTTGGGTTTACGACACTATTAAATTTTTCATAAGCATCCCAGACTATAGGATATCAGATCAATTATTAGAGTACGAGGTCGATAATTCGATCGTTCCAGAAATAGAAGATAATTTCTGGAAAGACGAGATCAGTAAATGGGATGATATTTCCGAAATGCATTTTAAGGATCTTAATGGCGTCGCGTATAGAAATGTCACCGTACCAAACAACATACCGAAGACACTCGTCAGGGTAAAGTATTGGTATAACGATAAGATTTATAAATTTTTAACATACGATATGAATCACGAATGGCCACCAAATTCGGGATCCACCATGTCTTTTAGTATACCTTTAGTAAGTGCACATTTACTGGATCAAGACGATAAACCACAACAGGATATTCTAAACAAGATAAAGCGTTACGCGGGTCCACGGGGTGATTTTCACGGCGAGGACGTACTTGTATCCGATATGTTATACTATGATAAGGAAACTTTACAGGAATCGTTTCCTAAGATAAAACTTGTATCGGCTATAGGTACGCATAAGGTTATAAACACAAGTGGTTCTAAGATTACTGATCTTCGGATACCTTAGTTGCTAAATAGAATTTTAACTCTCCTAAGCAAGCTACATTGTACTTTAGAATTAAGAAGCGGTTTTGTTCTTCTTGCATAATTTGAACAGTGGAACACATACTTGTTGCTTTCGTAAAAATATTCATGTAACGAAGGGAATAGACCCCAGAAATGGTTGGACTTTCTTCGATACATTCGATACACGTTTCCTGATTTGCAAAATCGCCGACACATTTCAATTTAAGTGTATTTTCCGAACGCGTGATTTTTATGTCACTTCCTATATTGTACATATCTCTACATATTCTCTGAAAATCTACAGACGGCATTGGTGTTATGGTCGTCATATTCATCTCAGGAACTTCTATGATATGTTCGTTTATATCGAGAAGTTTTAGTTCGAATTTGGTACACGTCTTTTTCTGTTCGTTGTGTATTTCTAGATTCATATATTCTTTACTATCTATGGTCATGACTAGAACGTCGTTATTTGTAATGGATTTTAGTAGTTTAAATGTATTTGATACATTTATACCCGCAACGATTTCCTGTTCGCAGTAATATTCTTCAAAATTATCGGCTACCAGGAACATATCTACCAAAGACGTTCTTGCAGTATCGAGCGTTACTATATATAAACCGTCGGGTCTAAAATATAAATTCACGTCATTGAGTATGTCTTTCAATACCTCAAAAGTTGATTTAATGGCAGACGCTTGTATGGTAGCCAACTTCATATCTCCTTTAAAAGTAGCTCAATTCTTTATATCAATTATTTCTTCATACTGTTATTGTATGCGTCCGTGACAGATCTACTTATCTTATCTTCGAGGTCTCTCGTCATGGCGGGTTGTAATGATTGACCATAATTGTCTAATGCAAACACATCCATATTATTTGCAGAACTTTCGAGCGAGGTCATCGCACAATCACCAAAACCACACGTCTCAGGTTCTTCTACTGGTAAAAGTGAATCTAACCAATTACGTATTTCATTTCCCACAAGAATTTTTCCATTTTTTGTGAGCATTGTAGGAACTCGGGTTATTTTGTTTCTATACTGAGGAGGTATGCCGTGTGTATTGATATTATGAAATTTAACAATCTGTTTTAATTGGGGGTGTTTATTGATAAAATTCACAACATCCAAGCTATAGCTACATTTGGGACTATAGATCAATAAAGACATTGGTATATAATTATAAGATCTATTTATAAATTCACATGAACGCGGTTAGTTCAATAGTCATACAGGGGGTTGTACTGAAACTTTACACGCACAATCTTTGTCGCATTTTATTTTTAATATCATTATGTATATACACATAAGTGCGCTGATACTCGTGGATACAGCGACCTGGAGAATGCGATAATACCACCCGTAAAAAGAATACATGATCAATCCCATTGTGTTTACTATGAGAAATGTACTACTGATATCTTCGGCTTTGTGTGTTTTGTGAATTTTGTATATCTGGGGTATTAGATTTAGAGTCAATAGAATAGAACCAATCCAACCAAGGATATTTATGAGTATATCGGTTTTATTGGTCATCTTGGTTTAATATCGTGTATAATCTTTATATTATGTTTTCGGAATAATTAAAATCATAGATAATATAAAGAATGAGTACATATTCCGAATCTCCATGCAATTTCGTATACCAAGTCACGTCGATAGAGAAGATCGTTGACGGGGACACCATAGACGTAACTTTGGATTTGGGGTTCGATGTTTGTACTAGACAGAGGGTGCGCCTTTTGGGAATAGATACACCAGAATCCCGTACACGCGATTTGGAAGAGAAAAAATATGGTCTATTGGCCAAAAAGAAACTGAAAGATTGGTGTCTCAAAGCGGTGGCGTCTGACAGGGATGATATAGAGATTCAGCTCAGATGCCCAGAGAAGGATTCTAGGGGTAAATTTGGTCGTATATTAGCAGAAGTTTGGGTATCAGAGGATGGTCAGTGGACGAATGTTAATAAATGGTTGTGTGATAACGCGTTTGCAGTTCCTTATTCGGCACAAAACAAGAAGGAGGTCGAAGATTTGCACATGCAAAATCGTATGAAACTCAAGGATCTCGTAAATTAATTGTATTTGTGGTGGTTTCTCCTTTAATATTTAATTTACATTTATTCTTTATAGATGCAATGTGGTTCGCGCATCCTACTATATGGGCACTATCTATAGTGGTATGATCGAGCTTCTTATAATGGTCGAGTGACGTGTACACACCGCACCCGAGTTTATTTTTATTTTTAATATCTGGGTGATATCTCGTTTGCACGATAAAACCTGGCCCACCTTTACGAATCGCGTGTCGTCTACACTCGTCGTATGAATTTACGGTCGTCCAGTGTTCGATCGCACGGTTTGGGTTAATTATTCCATACGATATGTCATTACACTTCGTCGTTCGTCCCTCCCTTTTTCCATGCTTTTCCCAATGTCTTTTTAGTTTTTCTTCATCACCATCATAAACTTTATGAAGATCGTAATACCTATCGTTATAGCATTTCCAATTATGCGCGATATCCCTCATTCCACCCTGGTCATCACTATCCTCGTAATCCGGTATATTGTCATCTTCATTTCCATCTTCATTAGATAAAGGTGGTGGTGGGGGTGGTGGTGGTGAATCTGGGTTTACCCTGATATCTTTCCTTATTATCATCACGATTAGAACTATACAAATTATTAAAAATAATATAAGAAATTTGTGTCGCGTTTCCATGATTTCTTATAGTATATGTATATTTTAGTGGTGTGGATTTTATAGTGTATAATTTAGCAGTTTAACGAATACCCTAGAGACTTTAGTCCATATCCTCCATCGGTAGCCGCGGTCCTCGCACTGTCGGCGTGAGTTTTCGCATTCCATTTTGCTATGACTTCTGCATCAGTGGTTGCGGTACAAGCTTCTTCGGCACCCATACCACCTCCACCATAGCCGGCATACCCAGCGTCGTTAATTTTGTAACTACACGTGTTACCTTCTTTCGTAATATCAAACTGAACCATCTTACAATGTTGATCAGTTTTACGCATCGCGATATATTTCTTCTCATTTGCGCTGGAACTTAGTTCGTGGAAAGTGTGAGACATACCAGCCGCTTCAGCTTCTGCACTGGAAACGGGAACGGAGCTATTAATCCATGTGCCCCACCAAGTAGCCGACTCCGGTTTGAATCCCTCGATACTTTCACATTCGAAAGAACCAGTTTGTTCCGTGAAAGATTTATCCCTTTCACACGGAGGAGGAGGAGGAGTGGCGACTGGGTCTTGTTCTGGGTCTTGTTCTGGTGTTGGTGTTGGTGGTGGTGGTGGTGTTGGTGTCGGTGTTTCTCCCGATGCACCTATAAACGCTCCAGCTACGACCGATAAACAGCATACCACCACAAGTATAAATACAATCATCATTTGATTCTTCTTCATAATTGTATCGCTTTATAGTATATAAATATTTTATACACACCCGCATATCAATATTCAAATTTTCGGACCCATAAATTACATATCCATTTTTCACCAGATTTTACGGGTTTACCCCCATGAATCGCTTTATCGGTCATCATATGATAATTATTGACCGTATTAAAAAATAATGCGTCTCCTTTTCGGAGTTTATATTCCTTTTTTAGATTTGGAAACGATGTTTCTCCACCCGTAAAGTCGTCGTTTAAACATAGAAGTACGGTATACATGCGATAATTATCATCCTTTTTGTCTACATCCTGATGAGGTTTATAAAATCCACCAGAAGTGTACCTTAAAACTTGTAAATCTTCACAATTTTCTACTGGACGATTTGTTAACGCGACACATTTTTTTATTATAGAATCTATTATGGGGTCTTTTCTTGTTAACCACGCGGTTTCACTCTTTCTTATTTTATCATCTATCGTATAATCTTCTGAAACCGTAGACCTTTTTAATCGAGACACTGCTTTTCGTTTTATATATTCACACTCGTCGCTAGTTATAAAATTTTTATATACTACCGGTTCGTTATATATAGGACGCATTGCCCACGAGAAC